ACTTATGATAGTTACGAAGATGCTCAGTTAGTAAGAGCTTTCGATTTAACAAATAAAAAAGGTGTAATTGCTTCTCAATTTGATAAGTATGTTTCTTATAATCACGATGCTTTAGCTGATGCTGAACTTGTTGGTAGAGATGAAGATGGTACTCCAAATATGATGATGAATATTACTGGATTTATTCAACTACACAATGGTGCTATATGGCAACAGTATGAAAAGACTGAAAGACTTGCTAACGCAGTATATGAACTTGCTAAAGCAGCAGTTGGTGAAAAAAAAGCTAATGAAATACTAGAACAAAACAAAATTAAATTATTAAACTAAGGAGAAAACAATGGCAATAACAGCAAATATGACAACTCACGATGGCACAGCACTAACAAGTGCATACGTTAGAGTGACGTCTACATACGTAAAAAAAATGGGTAGTGACTGGAAACTAGTCTACGATGTTGAAATCTATAAAGATAAAGCAACTCGTGATGACGCAACAACAGAGCAAACTATGCGTATTAATAATCAACACTTACAACATTTTAAGATTGATTACAGCCTTGACGCTTCTGATAATCCTGTTAAATTAGCTTATGCTGATTTGAAAACAAACAGCGAATTATCAAACGTAGCAGATGCATAGGAGATAATATGTTTACAATAAACGATAAAGAATACGATCAAACTACCTTATCTGATAAAGGTAAAGCAGTGTACTCTAAGTTGATGAGACTTAGTGAGCAAAAAGCTGACTTGGATATTGTCATAAACTATTGGACAGGACAGCTTCAAGCTGAACTGCCTAAAGAAGAAGTTGTTGATGGATCAGAGTCAACAGAATAGCGTAGATATTGCACGTCTTGAAGGCAAAGTTGACGTAATAGCAGAGCGATTAACCCTGATGAAGGATAATCATTTGTTTCATATCGAGAAAGATATGCGTCAACTGCGTGCATTAGTGTGGTTTATTGGTACTACTGTCTTTGCACAGATGCTCTATATAATAGTAAGATCTCTTGTTTGACTTATATTAGCAAATAAGATTATCTTTACATATGAACAAACGAATACTTGTAATAAGTGATACGCATTGTCCTTACCATCATCCTGATTTAATCCCTTACTTAAAAGCTATTAAACAGAAATATAAACCTGATCGTGTAATACACATAGGTGATGAGGTAGATTCACACGCAATATCATTTCACGATTCAGACCCTGATCTGTATAGCGCAGGTGATGAGCGAGAACAATCTTTAAAAACTATTCATGCTATGGAAAAGTTATTTCCTGTAGTAGATTTAATGGATAGTAATCATGGTAGTCTAGTATACCGTAGACAAAAAGCTACAGGTCTACCTAGAGCTGCAATGAAAACTTATAATGAATACTTAGAAGTAGGACCTGGTTGGAAGTGGCATGATGATCTCCTTATTACTATGTCTAATGGACAACAGGTATACTTCTGTCATGGTAAAGCTACCAATGTATTAAAGGTAGCACAACAATATGGTTGTCCTACAGTACAAGGACATTATCATTCTAGTTATTCAATACAATACTGGGGTAATCCCAACAGTTTAAACTGGGGTATGCAAGTCGGATGCTTAATAGATGCTAAGTCATTAGCTTTCGAATATATGAAAACACAAAAATCAAGACCGATCATTGGATGTGGCGTTATACTTAATGGACTTCCAAAATTGATTCCTATGGTTTTAAATAAAGGCGGACGATGGAACAAGGAACTGACTTAGAATATTTAACTACACCCAAGCAAGGTATTAAGGTAGTTAAGAACAAACTTTATTTATACATTAATTCAACAAGAGGGATCTATGCAGAAAACAGACTTACCAGCGAAGATGCAATTAATCTCGCAAGACAATTACTTAATGGAGCAAACCAACTTAGCTGAGGAGCCTATCATGTATGAACCTTTAAACAATAGACGACCTGGAATTACTAGAAAATATGAAATGGATAATAATAAGTTCTATGTAAACATTGGTTATAACTCTGAAGATATGACACCTAGAGTGGTACGTATCTGGAGTGATATGAAACAAGGCACAACATTTAGTGATATGTTAATAGATCTATCTGATGATATTACTGAACGATTGCAAATAAGAAAAGACTTAGATAGAACATTAGAACGTATGGCAAAGGCAGCACCTCGTAGAAGTACTGGTGAGCCTACAACAATACAAGGTTTAGTAGTTGATGAACTAATTAAATCTTATTACTTAGAGGATTAATATGAACGATTTAAAAGAAGTTATCTTATATACATGGAAGAACATGACTAAGAAAAAGAAGATAGTTGCTGGTGTAGTACTAGTAGTTATTATTGCTTTTGTTATTTTATAATGGAAGACGTTAAGGCTAGAATAAAAGCTCATGAGGGCTATAGGTTAGAGCCTTACAAAGATACCCTTGGCTTCCTTACTGGAGGCTGGGGTCATAAGATATTAGGTGGTGAAGAAGTACCTATGTCTGAAGCAGGGTGGCAAGAACTATTTGATAAGGACTTTGATAGTGCTTTAAAGGGGTCAAACAGCCTCATACAAGAGCATTTATCTAATACTCTACACTCAGATCTACCTCAAACTAAACAAGCTACGATACAGGGCATTTTAATTGAGATGTGTTTTCAGTTAGGACAGGCTGGAGTAGGTAAGTTTAAGAATATGTTTAAAGCTTTAGGAGAATGTGAGTTCTCTGAGGCAGCAGAACAGATGAAAGATTCTCGTTGGTATCAACAGACACCAGCACGATGCTTAGAACTAAGCGATATAATTAAAAACATTTAAGGAATACATATGTGGTTAACACTACTACCGACAGTCTTAAAGACTGGCGCTGCAATATTTGCTAATAAACAGAAGGCAAAGATATTAATGTCTGATGCTGCCCTACTACATGCTAGTAAACAAGCAAGTGGAGAGATTGAATATCAAGCATCAGTAAGACAATCAAATGACAAGGGATGGAAAGACGAGTTCGTGCTTATTCTTGTAAGCGCCCCAGTAGTATTATTGATATGGTCTGTGTTTAGTGATGATCCAAACATACAAGAAAAACTACACATGTTCTTTGAACAGTTTAACAATCTTCCTTTCTGGTATCAGACTCTATTCGTAGGTGTGGTTGCTAGTATATACGGACTCAAGGGAGCAGATATATTTAAAGGTAAAAAATGAAAACAATATTAATACCAGCAGCATTATGCATGTTAATGTTACTAGCTTTTAGTTGTGTTATGGATACAGCTATGGCAGATGTTACTAGTTCTGGTGCAACTGACAATGACCAAGTAAATTCTAGTGGCTCAAATACAGCCATAACAGGAGGCTACTCATCTTCTGCTAGCACTACCTATAGCACAGGATCAAGTAGCAATACCAATACAACTAATACAACTAATGCATACGCTGGTGATTCCAGAGTAGTACCTAGTGCATCAGCTCCTGCTATATCTAGTATGAGTCAAGACTTATGTACTGTAGGTATATCGGCTGGTGGTCAGAGTTTTTCTTTTGGTGCTAGTATAGGTATGACTAAGAGAGATCTTAATTGTGAAAGATTAAAGTTAGCTAAAGCTCTGCATGACATGGGAATGAAAGTTGCAGCTATAGGAATTATGTGTCAAGATGCTAGAGTGTTCTCAGCGATGGCAATGTCAGGAACTAGTTGTCCTTATTTAGGATCAATAGGTACTGAAGCTCAAGCTAAATGGGAGAAGTATGGTAAACTAAGACCAGACTATGAAGAGTATGTTAAGACTCTACGCATTACAGAACAAATAGATAATGAGATATTAAAGGATATGGATGATGATCAGGTTATTAATTATTCTGGTGGTACTATTAAACTCGGTAACGAGTAATGCAGACGTAGTTACAATTACAGAGAACCTACCTAATCCAGGTGACAAGACTACTACCACAGTTACATACAATACTAGCTACACTACTACTGGTAATCTAATTAGCCAGGACTTTACTGATGGTACTTGGTTTGGAACTAATCAAACAACTAGACATGGCAATGGAACTATTGCAGGTGTACATGGTAAGTATGTAGAAACAAAAATATATCAAGCAGATGGTGGTTTAAGTAATAGTTTATCTGAAGGCTTTACATCTAAGTTAGCTGCTGACATTTGGTTTTGGAATAAGAATCAACAGTCTGTAA